TTCTTAGCCAAGTTTTCAAAATCCATAAAACCTTCTGACATATAATCAAAGAAATCTCCAAATGAATTTTCCATACCTGATATTATATTTTTAGTAGTATCATATATGTGCTGTCCAGTGTTACTCCATTCAGTATTTAAATCTTCAAATGCTTTACCAATTACACCAGAAACACCACCAGAACCATAAATAGCTTTTATAGAATCTTTTCTTTCTAAATCAAGAGCTTGTACCTTTTTAGAATGTTTTGCCATAGCTTCTTCAGTAGCCCTATTAGCTGTTTCTATTGCAGATGTTTGTGCATAATAAGCATTTCTAACTTCTTGTGTTTGGTTTTCTATTCCCCCCTCAAATGTCCAACCACCAGCTTTATTTATAATATTATTTTGAAGTTGGATTTCTTTATCTCTTTCATCTTTTATTAATTTTAATTCATCATCTAATTCCTGAGATAACATATTTGTTTTAGCTGCGTAATAAGCCTCAGCAGACATTAAACCTTTATCATACAACCACTTATTTAATTCATCTTCTTTTTCTCTAATTATCTGCTTTATATTTAATAATGTCTTTTGTTTTTTAACTTCCTCATTTACTTCAAAATCACTTCTTTCTTTTATAATATTTCTTAAAGATTGTGTTATTTCAGTTTCTGTATTAATAGTTCCTTCTTTTTTAATAGTTTTAAGATTAGCTAATCTAGCTTTAACTTCATTCTTTTCATTATCAAAGTCTCTTTTTAAAGCATCAATAGCATCCTGCGACCCTTTTTGTGTCCTTAGTTTACCTAAATCTTCTTGGTACTGATTATAGATTTGTCCACCTTCTTCAAATTTATCTAACAGCTTCTGTTCTTCATCTATTTTTTGCTGTGTAAAATTTTCAATATTAATTAACTTTTGTTTTTGGTAATTTATATCACCAATTAATCCTAATTTATGTGAATTTTCTAGAATTATATTTGCTTCCTTTTCCTTATCTGCAATTATTTTTAATTCATTTTCAGTATTCTTTTTTAATTGTGTAAATTCACGTTTACCATACAATTTTTTATCATCTTTTCCAAGTTCCATAGCTGCCTTAACTTGCTGTTTACTTCTCTCATCAACTAATGTTGTTGTATACCGTTCTTCAAATGCTTCTGCCCTTTTTTCTAATTCTTTTTCCCTAGCTAATCTATTTTTTAAAGCAGTGGGGTAATGTTTTTCAGGCTCCTTAAATATATTGTATTGGCTAAGTTCAGATTGTGGTACTCTAGAAGCTTCTAATTCTTTACGGGTATTTTCTGCCGCTATTCTCAAACTTTCAGAATCCCACCCACCTTCTGGTGCTTTCCCCAAATTTTCTAACATTCTTGATGTTTCTTTTTCTTCTGCTATTCTTGGAGCATTTGCTTTAGCTTGTATTCTTTCTATAAGTGCAACAGTCCCAGCTATGGTTAAAAATATAGCTAAGATTTTAAAATTTTTAGTAGCAAACAAAGCTAAGGCTTCAGAAACAGATGTTAAAGCTCTTGGTATTGATGATATAAACGCCACTAATTCCTTAAACCCTTTAGCTAAAAAAGTAACTTTTGTTAAGGTAATTGCGATAGTACCTAAAAATAAACCTGTTAGTAGAGTTGTTATAAATTTTATACCTTCCCCAGTTCCAGCTAATGTATCAATTAATGCTTTAAATGGGATTAATAAAGCGGAAACAAAAGAAACTATAGCCCCAAATGCCAGTTTAAGTGTACTAAAGACCCCCCCTAATGCTGAAAACACAACAAAAGAAGTTTTACCAGCATCATTTAAATCTTCAATATATTTTCCAGCTACTACTGCTTTATCTCCTACAGCTAATAATGCCCCCAAAACTAATTGATTTAAGACTTCAATAAATAATTTTGCATTTCCAGTAGAATCTAATATAGATTTTGATAATTCATTTAATCTATTTTTGAGTAAGACTAACTGTTTTTCCATAGTTCCAGCCATTGCGCTGGAAGATGATTCTAGACCACCTTGTGCAGAACCTATATCTTTTGTAAGTAGTACATACTTATCAAGAAAATCCATTGCTGCTGTTACTGACTTAACACGTTCTACTGGGAATATTTGTGATAGTAATGATAAAGCCCCAACTGATTTTCCTGAACCTTCAGCAGTATCCCCTAAAGCTTTCCTCAAAGCTTGCATTGTAGGTATAAACTGTGAAGCTAACGTTCTATTCTTATCTATGGTAATACCAAGTTTACTTAATGCTTCCAAATTCCTAGGCTTCATTAAGCTTTCCATCATACCACGTAATGAACGAGAAGCACTCCCAGCTTTACTACCTAAATCTGTTACAACTACAGCTAAAGATAGCATTTCATCTAAACTAAACCCAGCTTGTTTAGACATCTCCCCTAAATGTTGTGTAACTTGTATAAACTGTTCAGGTCTTATAACACCTCTTGCTTGTGCTCTTAAAAGCTTTTCAGTTATTGCTACTATTTTTTCTGCTTCATTTCCAGTACCTTTTATAGAATCCTTTAAAGCATTATAAACACCAGTAATAGCAACACCAAATTGTTCAGCATTTATTTCAGGAAATGCAATTCTTAATTGTGCTAATGACGGTATTAACTTTTTTACAATTTTTTCTGGGATACCAGCCCCAATAAAAGATTCAGCAGACTTAGCCAAATCTTCAAATAAAACAGGTGCTGAAATAGTGACCCTTCTAATTTCTGTAATAATTTCAGAAATATCTTTTTTCATTTCAGCAGTTACTTTACCACTAGTTGCTGGAAATCTGAGTAACTTACCTTCCCATGTATCAACTACTTTTAAATACTCAAACCCATCCTGAAGCATTCTAGCCCCAGCTTGTACAGGAGCAAATAGTAAGGCTCTAGCTAAATACCACCTAGTTTGATACTTCATAACTTCTTTAAGGTCATGTATAAGGCTTCCTGTCATAGCAGACATACCTTTCCTATAACCATCAAGTTCTTTTTGTGCATTTTTACTTTCTGTTTTAAATATATTTGTTAATTCTCTAAAATAAGGCCCACCTTCCTTATTTAAAAGTTGTATTGAATGATTTAACTGTAATATTTTATTTCGTAAATACCCAACCCTGTCTATCTTTTCTTCTTTAAAGATATCCATGTCAAACCGCTGCATCCCAGCAGAACTAAAAGTAGATTGGATTTGTTTACCTAATAATAGTCTTGCAGGAGACCCAGCTTCTAATTTATTATAGGCTGCATACATAGAAGTTATCTTTTCACCTGAAAGTTTAGAAGCATTTCTATAATATTCAGCAATACTTTCTGGGGTATTCATCCCAAAACTTTTTAAAGTTGTTTGTGCAAGTTCTTTATGTTTCGCAATAATAGTATCAAACACTCTAGGGTCGCCAAACATATTTGGGTCTGATTGACGTTGTTTTTGTAATGTCTTTATCTTATCGGTAAGCATATCATATAAAACAACCTGCCCTTTCAGTTTAACAGATGTGTCTGGGGCTATATCCCCAATAAATTTTCCAGTTTTTTGCCTAAGACCAGAAACCATATGTGGGGGGGTGGTATAAATATCATTATAAGCTTTTTTAGCTTTCTGTGTAGCTTCTTTTATTTGTCTTTCCTGCTCTTTAATGTTAGCTAAGGCTTGTGTATTAACATCTTTAAAATACTGTGGAACTTTCATTCCAGGGGTATACCCAGCTTCTAGTTCTGCTTTAGATAACTCCCCCTCACCAATAGTGACAAATTTTCTGTATTCTTGTATTAACTGCTGTCTTTGTTGTTTTATTTCTTGTAAGTGATTTTTTACTTTAGTTTCTACATTATTAAAGATTTCCTTTACTCTAGTAGGTAGTTTAGATTCTACAGTAACACCAGAAAAAGATTTAGCAATTTTTTTTAACCCCTTATTTATCTTTTCACTAGATTCTTTGACTCCAACTATTTCAGCATCTACTCTAGCTTTTATAGCAATAAGTTGTTCATTTGTTGCCAATTGTTTTCTCCTTCTTCTTTTCCTCTGTTACTTTAAAATCCTTCGAACAGGTTTCACACTTTTCATCAGGCATACCAACTTTTATACCCCTACTAATTTTACAAGCCCTACAGTAATCTTCAAGTTTATTATCCTTTTCTCCAACTCCTAAAAATCCTAGAACAGCTTCCCTAAAAAGCAAATCACGTTGTTTATATTCTATATATGGTTTAATATCTTCTGGTGTATATCCCCATATAATTATATCTCGTTTTGTGATGTCTCCACTGGAGAGGAGGACACAGACTTCTTCGAGCCAATTGTCATTTTTTCCCCTATCTTCTCTATTGTTTTTCCCATCTTTTCTGCCAACAAAGAGATTGGGGTGCAGTCGAAAAAATCTTCCACTATCTCCATAGTCATTTCTGGGGATAGTTCAAATTCTAAATCATTTGCTATTTTTTCCAAATCTTTATCCTTCAATGACATATTTGGTATATGAAAAATTATAGCAAATGCCATAGGAAGTCTATCACCAAAAGCACTAACCATATTCAAGACATTAGAATCTTCAGGTAATACCACACCTTCAAGTAATTTCATAAGTCTAGAAATCTGGCCAAGAACTAAAGGCTTCATCCTATATTCTACTTCACCAATTTTATAAAGGTATTCTGTTTCTGATAACTTCATTGAGTCCCCCTTAGACTTTTAATTTTAAAAATAGGGAGTTGGTTTTTCACCAACCCCCTTTGGAGCTTGTTACATTATATTACCTTGTGTCTGTGTATTCCATACAATCATTCTAAGTGTAGAAGCTTCTGTATCATTATTATAATACCCAATAAAAGGAAGTTCTACAAGTACACCAGCAGGGCCATTAACTACAGGGTCTTGTGGCTGATACAACAGTTCATCAATGAATATATCAATTTTTTCATTGTATGCTGCACCTGTGCCATTACCTTGCGTTAATGTAATCTGTAAACTTGATTCCTGATTGTTAATAGCTTTGTTGTAGAGTGTCATATTTTCAAACAAAGCAGTCAATGTACCAGAAACTTTTACCAAACCTTCAGGCAGTGAGTATCTTTCACCAGTACCGTCAATTACATAAACTGAGTTATCAAGGTTGTTCTCAAGTGTCAGTTCAAGTCTTGTAACTATGCCTAAAGTAGACCCACCTTCTGTAATAGCAGCCTGAAATCCATCAAATTGCTGACCCACTGCATCATCAGAATAATCTAATGCACCAGTTAATTTTGCAGAAGTTGTTACAGTCTGTGCTGAACCTATTATTGAAAACACAGTTTCAATAAAGCCTTCAGGTGCAAATGTCATCCTCATACTGTTTACTTTGCAGCCAGCATATGTAAAATATTCAGGTGTTGCCAAATCTGTAAATTGTTTTTCTATAGTCAATCCAGGAGGTAAATTACTTATTACAAACGTATGTGAATAAGGGCTAGTACCAGATGTAGTAAATGTACCTAATGCATGATAAAACATCTTAGTCATGTATGGAGTTAATTCTACAGTTATATCACCTGTTACATCTTTGTTACCCCTTGCTGGATTTAGTGGGTTTCTATTTGCCCTGATTGTTTGGGAATCTATGAGATTTCTTGACAACCTCAATGATTCAGAAACGAATGGCAGGACATGCGGATTACTATTTGCTATTGTCTTAAATGTTGCTTCTGTACCTACCAATAATTTTGAATTACTACCTCTTGCTTGAGCCATCTGCTATACCTCCTTTATAAGTTTCTTCTTTGGTTTCTCTATAATTAATTCAGTTTCAGGTTCAGGTTCTACCCAATACTTAAACTGTCCACGTTTAACTAGCAAATCAGCAATAACATCATCAGTAACTTCTTTAGGAATACCTTTAGTAAACTTACCTAATTCCATAATACTTAATGTTGGTGAACCTGTGTCATAATATATTTTTCTCATTATACCTCCATATCCCCAAGGGTATGTCTATAAATTATCCTATAAGGAATAATCATATCTTCTATTTGTTTTGTTGGGTCAATAGTTAAAAAATCTACACCCATTCTTTCTGACCATTCAGCATAATTACCTAATTTATAGTTAGCATACATTTCTGTATGAATTAAATCCAATAAATCTTCTAAATCAGCATCTATAGCCCTAACTAGTAATACCACATACCATTCCCATGTTTCTTTACCAATTACAGCATTTTCACCTTCTAAATATTTTGTTTCCTTATCTGAATATATAAAACATGCTGGTAGTGGTGATGTCTCAATATCAGTAGTAGGTATCTTAGCACTTCCAACTTCTACAGTCTTAAAGTTAGAAATACCTTGTATCACTGTTTTAATTTTATTTAATATATACTGTCTTTTAGTCATGGATAAATCCCATATACCTTATTTCTATTAAAGAAATCTGTTATTCCTCTTACAGCTAATTTATGGTAAGCATCCTGTAAATCTTTTGTCATCACCTCTCTAATTGATTCAGTGCTAATAAAAGGTTTTCTTACAACTTCTTCTTTAGCCCAAAATAGAATTTGTCTCCAATCCCTAGGTTTAACATTTCTTCTAGTACCTTTAGGAGAACGTTTACCAGATTTAGGATATTCCCCTTTATACCAATATGGCTGTCCACCATACTTAGCTGGATTAAACTTTACAGTAGTAATACCATAGTCCCTAATTCTAGCATTAGGTTTAACACCATCTCTAGTATTTGGTAATGTCAAATATTTATGTCCCCTAGGTCTTACCAGGACATCCCTATCACCAATTATAGTAGATAGGTGTGGGGCATAAATATAGTTAAAATAAATACCATAATTAGAACTATACTGATTAACTTTTTCTTTAAAATCAAATGTAGCTTTATCTAATCTTCTTGGTTTACCTGGATTTTTTATATTGGAATAGATAAAATCTACAACTTTTGCCCTAATCTTCCTTAAATCATTATCAATATGGTTATATACATAGCTGTTTACATGTTTAGTAATCCCAGAAACTTTTTTGGGTAAGTCAAACGTTGGTCTTTCACCAAGTTTAAATTCTAGTCTTACATTAGGTGCTATAGCCATATTAATAGTCCATTGGTGATTTTCTATACATCCGTAAAATATTCTTAACTTCTGGAAGTAAATCTCCAGCATATAGTGTACTAACTGAACCATCAGGCAGAGATATAGATGTCAATCCTATATCTTTTCTACGCCTAAATACAAAAGCCACCTGCAATAAACAGGCATAACCTATAGCATCTGGTACAGATAATACATAAGTTGTCTTACCACCAACCATTGTCAAAGAACCTGTATACCCACCTGTATATGTAATATACATTTCTTTAGGCTGTGTAAAGGTTGTAGTATAATCAAATTCAAATAAACCTTCATCAGCCCACAAATAATAATCATCATTAACAGTTTGAGCACTAGTATCAACAACAACTGTTATAGTAGCAGTATTATCCACAGGATAACCACTGACATAGTACTTTCTTCTTCCTGTAGTAAAATACTGTGTTCTCTGTTCTTTTAATAACTGCCTATTTAAAAATGTCTGTATCCTATCAGACACATTTTGAATAAGTGTATTTATCAAAGAATCATAGTCTGTAACAGTAATATCAAGAAAAGCTTTAACTTCACTTAATGATACCAACATTAATGAGGACATTATTTACCTTTCTTTTTAACTTCAGTAGATTTAATCATCCTATTAACAGTAATATCCACTATTTCTTCTTTTTCCCCGTTACTGGTACTTGCTGCTGTTTCTTTGGTTTCTTTGCTTTCTTTTTGTTTCCCATTTTCCACCTTCCAAGATTGAGTTTCTAAAACCTTCTTTAAGAAGGGGGCGGGGATTTCTTCCCCCGCCTCATATTTGTTAATTCCACAAAACACTACATATCCATTTCTAACAGTAGCCATACATCTCCCCCTTATACTGTTTTAAATACTTCTATTACACTGGATATGTTTTTGCTGAACCCAGAATACCATGAGCGTCAACTATAACATAAGGCCCAGTTCCACCATTAAACTGTACTGTTACAACACCCCTAACATATCTAGCCTGTGGTTTAAGGTCAACAGCAATTTCAGTTTCAGTATAGGTATTAGTTACATTGTGTGTGCTGGATGCTCCAGTTACATCTGTATATGTAATATTATCACTAGAATCCTGAACTTTACATGTAACAGTAACACCGAGCGGTGTACCCAGAGGCTGGCAGTTTCCAAACACAAAAACTGCTGATTCATATCCTAATCTATCTGCACCTGTACCATTCACCGTAGATTCGGTAGAACCAGCACCTACAGTCTGGGGTGCAATAGAAAGGAAGCTATTTATTGTATCTCCTAAATCTCTTTTCATACATTTCCTCCTATTAATTTTGTAATAGGGGGGAAATCCCCCCCTATATAATTTTTAAGCAATTGTTGCATCATTAATCAAACAGAATGATTCAGGGTGTCTAACTGCTACATCCACATCCTGTATGATTCTAACCCAGGTCTGGTTCTTTGCAAATGCATCAGATGTTTCTCTGGATGCCATAATTTCCAAACCACCCCACTGACCTATAATCAACTCTGACCAGTTAGCAAAATAAATTTCAGTACAGTTTGTTGAAGAACCTTTTGTCAGGTTTATAGGAATCTGTGTAGTCATTTTATAGGGATGACCCATCCAGCCAACCAGTGCAGATTCAGATGTCATAGGCTGAATTATATAATCACCACCAGTATCCGTAGAATACTGAGCTACTTTAGTTTTTACCAATCTCCTTCTAGTTGCAGGGTGGAAAATATAACCAAGATTTCCTCTATATGCATTATCATACTGAAGTTCATACTGCATATCATAGAGGTGGTCAAATGTAGGGGCTCCACCATCTGTACCTATAGCAACAGTATTAATGCTAGCTGTATTTGCAATACCTATAGGCTGTCCTGCAACACCAGTGCCTCTTAAAGCAGCTAAATCAATTGCCAAAGCAATAACTCTAGCAATATCACTTCTAACCATAGCTTCTACTGAGGGGTTAGAAAGTCTAAGCAGTCTATTGGACATTTTTACCATAGCTGCCACTGCTTTAGGGGTTAATGCAAGCTGACCAGCAGACAAATCTGAATCTTTGATAGAAGCATTTTCTTCTACCCAGTAAGCAGTTGCTCCACCAGTCTGTTTCGGGATTTCAACAGGAACACCAGAAAGATTACTCAGTACTGTTGCCCCCATCTGGTTTACAACAGATTCTGCTGTAAGCAGTTCTATAAAACCAGGCAATACTTCATTGGGAACAAAATACCCAAGATTTGAGTCATCATTTGTTGATGCTGTTCTTTTTTTAGTCTGGTCAAAAACTTCTCTTTCAAACCCAGCACTAGACCAATCACCAGTTACTATAGCATTTATAGCTCTAGTAAGTGAAAAGGATTTTGCTTCATCTTCTAGACCAGGCATTCTGGGGATTACCCTACGTGGTGCTGTTCTTTCTTCAAGGTCTCTAAGCCTAGTATCCAAATTTTTCTGTGCATCACTTAAAGACATTACAGAACCAGATATAGTTCCCAACATATCCTTCTGTGTCTCTAACAATTTTTTAATCTCTTCCATATAAATTTCCTCCTAATTTAAATTTTGTGGTTGCTTTTATATTCCTTGTTCATTGTCTATACAGACTGAACTGAAATAGTCTTAGTTAAAATATCATTCGTTTCTTCCAATAGCTGTTTAATATAATTCTCATCTTCAATTTCTTTTTCTACTGATTCTATAACATCTTCATCAAATGGTTCTTCTTTTACAAAAAAATCATTATAATCTTTTATAAAAGAGTCCAAAACTTCAAATTTCTTTTCCACAGTTTCTTTTAATTCATTAATAGCATTTAATACTTCTCCCATATCCTCCTCTGTTATATCTTTACCTTTAGGGCCACAAGGTTTCTTTTTCTTATTTAAAATAACATCATTTATATCATCTTTAAAATCGTATAAAGTTTTTATACTCTCAGGCGTATCAAAACCCCATAAATAAATACCCAAAACACAATCAGTAGTAACTTCATCATTAACAGTTTTATCACCTATATCTAAATACTGACATTGATTAAACCATTCATACGCTTTACTATGCTCATCTACCCATTCCTGAGCTTTCTCATGTGTCCAGCCTTTTTCTTTATCAAACATGTACCCAGTTATTTTCTTACAATCTGTTTCAGTACAATAATGTGCTTTTATACCTTCAGATGAAGAAATTGTAATAGTTTTTATTGCGTGACCAGAATGCTTACCTTCTTCACCAGATACACCTATATGTACATAATTTTCAGTATCGGGTTTAGTTTCTATAATATCTTCGGCATCCTTAGCATTCAAATCTTCTTTTACTATTTCTTCATAATTTGTTCTAGCATCTTCTTCAAAACCTTTTCTAACAAAATCAAGATAACCTTTCAACTCTACATCATCTTCTTCTTCAAAACTTTTCATCATAGCTGATGGATTAGCAGGAATCAAGACTTGGGAAACTTCTAAAAGTTCTACATCTGTATACTCTCTTGAAGGTTTTTTACCCATCTTCACATCTTCATTATATTCTTTATCTTCATAAGTGTATGGTAAAAAGCCAACTGAATATGCAGCCCTACCAAATTTAGATGCCAACTTCCAACCCCAATCTGCTTCTGGATTTCCTTCATTAGCATAGTATTTAAATTTAGCAATAAGTTTACCATCCTGTATCCCGACTTTATGGGCTTCACCTATTTGATTAGTGAGTTTATCATACTTATGTGAAGTAAGTAATACAGGATTGCTTTTATATCTATTCAACCTTTTTTTCCATGCATCTACTTTTATAACTTCCCCATACCTATCAACTGTTTCATCAGAAATTACAGCTTCAAGTGTAAAATCTTTTTCATTAACACTTCTAATTTCACTGACAAAAGTTTTTACTACTTTATCCATATCAGCCTCCTAAGTCTTATTTAATTATCGAATAAAACTATAAAAATCTTTAACAACTTTTCTTAATAATTACAGGAACTGTCATACATAAGCAATTAATTACTTCGTTAATTGGTGCTTTATGGTCTAGTGGATAACGTAACATAAAGGAATTACTAAAAGAATCACCTAGTCTAATAATCTTTCCATTAAATAGTTTATGTCTACCTTTCTCCCCTTTAGATACCCACTTATGGTGTGTAATACCATTACTTTTCATCAAGTTATACCTTAAACTGTTCATAATAGCTGATGCTTCTGTTCTAGCAATAGTAGGAATCCTATTATCTGTTTTATTATAAAACTTTCTTACCAAATCTACTTTAAAATCTATAGAAACATCTTCTAATAATAAATTACGTAATCCCTTATCTATTGTGGACACAATAGTAGAAGAACTAAATCTAAGCCTATCTTTGATTACAGAATCTCCTAAGTTTCCACTATCTACTAAAGATAATGAAGTTTCTTCTTCTAACAAAGATACATTTTCTTCTTTTGCAATATTATACAAAGGGAGAAATAAATTCTTTAAAGATTCAATTTCTTCCTCTACATTGAAAATATCTTTACCAGAATATAAGTTGGTTATTACTTGCTTTCTTTGTTCATACAAATATCTTTTTAATTTACTTTTAAACATTTTTTCTAGTGGTATATGTCTAGCTATAAACCTAGCCCAAGCTGCATCATCCCTATTAGATAGACTTATATCTTTTCCTTCATTGAGGTCATCATCTGGTTTTTCTCCTTCTGGTTCATTAGGATTACCTTCTGGTTCATCTTCAGGTTCTACTATAGGTTCATCTTCTGGGTCTAAATTAGGTTCATCTTCAGGTTTATTAGCTTCTGAAGCTTCTTCCACTGGTACTATTCCAACTTTAACCCACCAAGTATTACCCCATTCAACATCTTCAAACCCTAAATCTAACCTTTTATTTATCATGTTTATGGGGTATCCCATCTCATTTAATATCTTAGCTAATTCTACTTTTTTACCAAAATCTTCTCTTAAAGCTTCAATGACTGATATATCAAATCCACCCCAAATCTTACCACCATTTATCTTAGAAAAGAATTTAGCCCATAGGAAATCTTCTATATAGATTATTTTAGGTAAAAGTGTTTCCTTCCAAAAAGCTTCATGTGCATTCTTAATACCCTCATAAGACTGGATATTTGTATAATTACCTAATACAACTTCATTGGTTTTAAATGCAGCAAGTATTTCACCACGTATAGTGTTTTTTAAAATATTAAATTCCATGTCTCTTTGGGACATAGATTTAGTTTCTATAAAATCAGCACCGCCTTCAATAACACCAACTTTATGGGAATTCCCATACCCTGCATGTCGTTGTTCAAACTGATTCTTCATTCTATTATATTGCTCATCAGTAAGAAAATCTGGAGCTTTGATTATTCCAGATAATGAAATACCATCTTTAAAAAACTGTTTATTATATTTACTAGCAAAATAATCCTGTTCAACACCTACCATAGAAGCTTCTATAGGTGAAAGTCCTCTAATATCATTATAAGGATTAAAGTATTTAAATTGCAAAATTTGATGTGGGGCAAATTCTAACTCAAGACTCCCATTAGTGTATTTCCAATACCCATTAAATTTATTATCTTCAATTATTGGTGCAAATCTAGTTGGGTCAACAACCCAAATTTCTTTGGGAATTTCAGTTATATTTTTTCTTCCTTCAAAAACCCAAAAAGCTTCACCATATAATTCCAAAAATAAAATAGTAGCAAACATCAATGTACTTGTAATCATATATGGATTAGGGTTCATAAATAAATCATACAATGGTCCAGTATTTATAATTGTTTTTATATCCTTCGTTTTTTCTGTATATAAATAAAAAGGTACTCTAGAAATATTTTGAGCAATAGCATTAATAGAAGCAAAAACCCAAACTGATTTTTCATAAGGATTCGTAACTTCCATACTATCAACAGAATCTAAGTAACTTCTCAAACTTCTGTAAATTCTACTATCATCAGCCATAGGACCAATACCTTTTTTATGGTATCCAAATTTTTCCATAATTCTTTCTGTAAAACTTTTTTGTTTTGTCATTTCTTCTCCTTCACTAATAAAAGATATATGTAGTCTTTTATTATTGTGATGTGATACTACCTAAAAATAAACTTCTTTCTGCTAATCTACGCCTAACTAATCCTTGTAAAACTCTACCACCAGCTTTACGCCATTTAGGAAATTCATCAGCAGCACCTAAAAAATCCAAGTTATTTAACTTTCTTAAAAGTGTTGAAGCTTGTAAGTTACCAGCACCTAAATTATACACAAAGGATATAAGTGCATCAAATTGATTCTGATTTATAAAAACTTTGACTAATCTATTAATACTTCTCTCATTTTTAATTATCTCATTCATCATCATGTTAGTTGCTTGTTCTTTTGTAATACCTTGTAAATATGGTTTAGGGTCTTTAATAACAGTACCAAATCCTATAGTCAATACACCAGCAGGGCAATAGTATGGTTTAGAATAAAACCCTTCAAAGTGTTGTATAAGATTTATACCCCTATCTGATACATTCATTATTTTACATTAAAAACTTTCTGAGCCATACGCTGCCCAAAATAATATCCAAGAACTAGCATCAAAGCACTGTTATCAAATTCTGTCCATACAGCCTGTGCTGTTTGTATAGCAGGTAATTTCTGTATCCACATATAAGTATAAATCATTGTAAACTTAACCCACATATACAACCCAACAAATCCATATGTAATAGTAGGTCTGACAGTACCATTATACACAGCTATAAAAGCATCCGCCCACTTAACCCCTGTCTGTTCTATCTTACTAGCTTCATACAAAGCTATAGATTCTTTAATATCAGCTTGTGTATTTATTTCTTCTAGTTTCTGTTCATGTAATAGTCTATTAGCTTCTATTTGTTTATCTAAAACAGCCAGTTCGTGTTTGTTATCTTCTTTCTTATTCCACAACTTCAATAGTTCTGGAATAAAACCACCTACAAAACCTATTATTGCGCTAATTATTGTAAGCATTTGCATCCTCCTTACACCACATAGTGCCTGTTACTATACATTGTATGTATATACTATTCCCAATTTCATATACTGCTGTACCATAACATGATTTATTACATAATTTACAAATGTCATTTGATAAGTCCTTGTTTCTTCTCTCGTTCAATTCTCGCATCTTGCCTCTCTTTGACTATTTTTAACATTTGTTTGTTTTCTTCTACAATTTTTATTAACTGCTTTATATTATTTTTGTTATCCTTATTTACTAGCATATTTTTAACTGTAAAGTATTCACTCTCTACCCTAACAACTTGTGTTGAAAATGGGTTGATATGATAAGTAAAAGCTATCCTCAATTTATATCTACCTGTAGGTGCATTTTCTGGTATCTTTACTCCAGTACGATTCAGTACAATGCCTTCACCTATTGGCACATTTGAAGTGTAGTCATCAAATGTAATGATGTAGTCATTCACTAATTGCTTTGATACTAATGCTGGTTTATTTGTAAATTTTTTATATTCAAATTTATATTCTAAATACTGTCCAGCACACACTTCTTTGTTAGTATTAAGTATTTGTATAGGTTGTTTAACATCTAATGTTTTAAAAGGGTAAAGTGCCAAGCCAAAACCAGTAGCTACAATAGCAAACATAATAAAAACAAACACATATGCCAGTAAATTATAGGCTTTAAATCTTGTATTAAGTCTCTTTTCTAAGTCAGTGCATTTTTGGTGTATGGTACTTTTATCTTCCATGTTAAACCCCCTTTTTCAAAATCAAAGCTATAAGGGAGACCACTACAGAAGTCATTACAATACCAACAAAACCATATGCGATTATCTTTACAGGCATAAATTCTTTGGTTGTTATAAAATTCTGTTTCAATTCTACAATATCATCTAAAACCTGCCCTACCTGCGTTTTGATTGTGGCAATGTCTGATATAAATGTGTTATAGTCTTGCTGTTGTCTGCGTTCATCCCCTTGATAATCTGGCACACCTACCTCCTAATTAATAACTTTAGCACTTTCTTCTTTAATGCCTTCAACAATAGTTTTAAATGCTTTATCTTCTGGTCTATTCCAGCTTTCGTAAAAACTGTAGCTACAGAACCTATTTCTTTTTTTAATGCTTCTTTAAAATCATCTAAAGATATTTCTAAAGCAATCTCTGATTTATTAATTCACTTTTACTTATTACTGTTACTGTATTTGGCATTTTAAAACCTCCTTAAATATCTTTCAGAACCATCGAACCTTATATATACCTTCACCACGTAAATGTGAATAAAGGGGGTATCTAATAGCATCCATTGAATGGTCTAAGAACCCGATTGGTTCATCTAAAATGATACCCCTCTTATTATCCATTTTCCAGCTATATGCCCTGAGTTCTTTTATAATATTAGAACTACCTTCACGAACATGTAGTTTCATCCTCTTTACTAAATCTATACCATCTTTTATTTGTTTCTTTGCGCCTTTAACATTAAATCCAGCAAGTCTTATTTCCTTAATCCTCATAGGTTCATCAGAATCACAATAAAAAGGTTTATTCCAATCCTCTTTAGGTATATTTTCTTTCATATATTCAATTAACTGGCTATTCGTCATTCCAGATTTATATAAATATTCTTCTAACCAAACATCCCGTTCTTTAACAGTACATTTAACAATAACATTAGGGTCATTAAATCCAAAGTCCACCCCATATAAGACTAATCCTTTAGGTACAGGTTTATCAGTAATTTCCCAGTTTCTATAAATAAGATTTTCTAATTTACCCCACTCACCTAATGCATATATCCTATAAAAGTTAATATCCTGATTAATTAAATCTTCATACCTTTTCTTGCTTCTATCATCCAAAAATGGATTATCCTGATATGTAGAATGTATAACATTAACATCACGATTAAAGTCTTTATTATCTATTAAGTAATCCTTAATCCAATGGAATTCATCAATAGGATTAAATGATATAAATATTTGGTTCGGTTTGCCATCCTTTGATTTCGCCCTTAAATACAACCTAACTGTATTAAAATCTTCTTTTGTTATATCAGTAGCTTCTTCAAACCACATATAATTCCATGAAGAAGATTTTATTTTCTCAGCATTATCTAATCCATTAAAATGGATTAGATTATCCCTAAAAAAGAAATTCATTCCAACTTTATCTTCTTTAATCCTATTCCTTACACCAAAAGATTCCAAGACATCATAAAATGGCATTAATACTGATGTTCTTAGTGAAGGCATTGTCTTTCTCATTACTAATATTTTTTTATTCTTTTCAGTAAGTAGTTTATAAGTTAAAAGCTGGATTAAAGAATAAGACTTAGAACTACCACCACCACCAATATTTATATTAATTTCTTTATCACTTTCAAAGTTTTCAAAGAACACCCTGGTAGCTTGTAAATTTACTTTTTTGGGGGCATTATATATATCATCAAATAATTTTGCATTGCTTTTAGCCATTAATCAGAATACTCCACATCTATAATATTACCATTATCATCAACTGGCGGTAATATATTTTCAGAAGGCATAATCTTGATTTCTGCATAATTCTTTCTAGGTCTGCCACCTTTACTCTTTTCACCAGAAGGTAATTTACTAGTAACAGGCATAATCTTAATATAAATAGGTTTATCTTCAGAACCACCAGCTTTAGTAGGTCTATCAACCCAACCCCTTTGCTGCCCCTGACACTTTAAATAAAACATTAACAGTAGTGGATTCTTCTTGTCTAGTATGGAATCATATAAAGTCTTTTCTACTTTCTCAATCTGTGCTTCCTTAATTTCATTAATAAGCACTTGCAGTTTTTTAGACTTATTAACAAATTCTTTAACTTCTGATGCTGGGACTCCTATCCTTTCTGCAACTAAAGAAATATAACCATCCACTTCTTTAATAGCATTAACTAAATCAGCTTCCTGAATCATACCTTTAATACGGTATCTTTCTTCCAAATTAGCTAACTTGGATTCCCTAGCCCTAGCTAAAACTTCAGCCCTAGCCAGCTTTTCCACCCGCTTTTCTACATCCTTAACAACAGCCTTTTCAATCTTTTCTACTTTAGCTTTATCTGTAGTCTTATCTGTTCTTCTAGGTCTTTTCTTACTATGTGCATATTTCTTAGGCAAAATTACCCCCTTAGAATTACTTATCTAATTATCGAATTTTTTTTCTAAAATCTTTAACAAAACACTTGACTTCTGAATCAATCTGTGGTATAATATTAGTACAATGGAGGATGAAATGGAAAATGAATACAAATTATCAAAAGAAATAATCAACACAGCAAAAAGAATATTCTATATAAAACCTGTAGAAAAAGCAATTAAAGATTGTATAAATGAAGGCTGCATAAACTACTTAGATGAAGGATATGACTTTGAAGAAAAAGTCCATGAATATCCAACAAGGCGTAGGTCTACAAACAGGAAGTATAAATCCACAAGATACGTAAGTGATGTAGTAAAGAATATGAGGGCTATCAGAAAAAATACATTAGGTAATGTAGAATGTGCAAGAAATGTACAGAAGATAAAAGGAAGAATAATGTATGGCTGGTAGAAGTCTTTTTATTTTTCTTTTTTAAAATCAGAAACACTATATAACAATCAAAACATATTTCAGAGTAATCCCAAAAATAAGACCCAACTTATTACAAGGGTCTTATTTCCCACCAAAAGTCTTTCACATTCAACCAAAAGTCTTTTTCTTTTTTTCACCCTATAGGGTAGTAGATTATGCAATCTACCAAGTCATTTTTAGTCTGTCCCGTTTTCCTGCCCGAAA